GCTTCCATTTGCTCGGCAGAAGGTGGTTTTTGTGGTGGTTGATACCCTACAGGTATTTCACCAAAGTATTGTTCAGGGTCTTTTATACCTGCTGTTTGAGCCATGTCCTGTAAAGCCCTTGAGTATTTATTAAGATCAACAAGAGGTGAATTAAACCCAAACTGACCTATAATAGCTTCCTGCTTACCAACAATAGCATTAATCATAGCCATATCTCTGTCTCTGTTACCTGTACCAAGACCTGTATCAATATTAACATCTGCTTCTTTAAACATTTCCCATTGGCGAGGGTCTATAGCAACTTCCTGACCTGACATACGAATTATACGAGTAAAATCCTGATATTTTATAAGTTGTTTTAGTACACCAGAAAATAGCTTTCTCATGCCTCCATCTGCCCACATACGAGCAATCATTTCTACTTTACCTAAACTTGAACTGTAAGCTATGTTGGCTGCGGTTGCAGTCTGGTTTGCAAGAACATCAGGCTCTAATCCCATAGATGCTTTTGATACACCTGTGCGTTTTTCTGCCTCTGTTTCAAAGTGAGTCAGCATATTAAGAGCTTGGTTTCCAACAAAAGGAACTTGCATCTCACGAATACTACCTGCTCTTGTTACATAGACTGGTGCTCCTGGTGAGAGGTTGGTCAACTGCTCGGGGTTTACTAAGTTGTCAAACACAACCTCTCTTTGGGGAGTCATAGATAAATAACCGCTATCAAGCATCATACGAGTTATAACAGTATTTGCTCTTTGTATTTCTACAAGGGCATCAGCAGGACAACGACCAAAAAACAAGTTAGGAATAGGTTCTGGGCAAAAATCAGAAAATACAATTTGACAGTCATACCGTTCCATAGCAAGAACTTCGACTACATTTTCACCGCCACCACAAACAAAATACCACTCTCTTACCCCTGTACCGTCATAATCACACTTAACAATACCTTCGTGGACTAACACTTCTCTTAATGCAGGGTCAGGACTGTCGGCTCTGTTTCTTTCTCTGTAGTAATCATCATATACTTTTGATTGATATGCTCTGTTTGTATAGGTTGGCAAACGTGCAACTGTATCTGGGTCATAGCCCATTTCAATAAGATCACCTGCTCTGTAATACGTTCTGTGTGATTTTAAAACAGCATCTTCAAGGTTGCGAGCATCCCTTGATATAACAAATTCTTCCCACTCTATGTTTTCTATTTTAACGGTACTAGTGTTTACTGTTCTTTCAACTGTAAGATCATGTTCTGTTAAAGATAACATACCTTCGCCCATAGGTGACGGACCTTCAACAGATGTTGCAGTATGAGCCTTGACTTCAAGTTCTGGATTTGCCTCTACTTTTTGAACAATATCAGCAAACTCCATGTCGTTTAAACCTTCATAGGTTTCTTCTTCTTTCTTACTGCTTTCATTGTAATAACTTTTAACAACACCAACTTTACCTACAAGTGCGTTCCAAGCCCAATCTCTTATAATCATTTCACCATGATTATCTTTTCTAAACACACACTCGTTTACATAATGGGTAATAATTTCTGCTATTTTAGTATTTTGCTCATTATTAGGTTCATAGATAGCTATGTATTTTCCTGCTGTAAACACACGCAGTAAACTAGGCAACATCATATTTATGTAAGTTGATACTGCTCTGTCTGTAACCCTAGACCTGCCTTGTGGTGCAGGTAAATCATCCATAACACCACGATAGTATTCATAGGCTGTTTCTCTGTCATCTGCTATAAATTCTGACCCTTGTATATAGGTCATAGCATCAGAAATTTCAGATGATAAAAGTTGCTTTAATTGATCTTCAGTAATACCTTGCTCTACTTCAGTTTCCATTGTTTCTGTTACTTGCTCAACTTTAGCAATAGGCTCTTCGCCCATAACAGTCTCTTGCATCATTTCTTCATCTAAAATTTGGGGTTCTGCCACTATTTTGCACCTTTAAGTATTGAGGCTATAGTTACTGTTACATTTGTTCCAGTATGTGTTGCCATATAATTAACAATTTTTGTAATATTATTATAATGTGGCTCTTGATCTTGTACTAATGTTGCTCCGTTACTAAACCTCCAATCTGTGCCTAATTTTTTGAACTTTAGTCCTGCCTGTGCAAAGCCCTCAGAAAGTGAGTTTGGTTGTCTGACAGGCTTTATTTTAGGTTTAGGAGGTGTTTTATCGGCTGTTTTAGTTGCTCGTTTCTTTTTTACGCTATCCATGCTGTGTTAAACTCCAATTCTTTGTATTTACGTCTGGGTTTTAAGCCTATAGCCATGTATCTAAAACTATCGGCTGCATGACTTGTCCAATCATGCAAGGGTCTGTTTTTAAATGCCTTGTTTTTATCGTCAAAAGTACGTCTATATTGCTTTAATGCCTCTATTCCACGTTCACATTTTTGTTTATCAAACCAACAACGGTTTAAAATGCTTCGACTTGCCTGTATTCCATCTTCTAAACCAAGTTTTTCAGCAACAAATGGCTCTAAACCAAGATTTCTCAGTACTTCAAGGCGTGATTTTCCTGTTCCAAGCTCTTTTACCTCAACATCATGCGGAAAAACATGAGTTCCATACTTATAGGGTTTATCTTCTAAGACTTTTGCATAATGATCGAGTCCAACACCAGAAGCCTCATAGTAATCTATTAGCCTTACCTCGTTTCCAATCATCTGAATAAACCAAATGGCGGTGCTATCACCAATACCTAAATCCCAACTTGTATGCACTTCATGGTCTGTTTCATAATGTATGAAAGTTATTCGTTTTTCATCCTCTGCCTCTTTCATTTCCTCACCATAATATGCACCTTGTATAGCTGCTTCAAAGGAACACTCGTATTCCTGTGCATATTGATCTTCAGTAAGGTCATGTTCAGCAGATTCTAACTCTTTTGCATCAAGTATGTTTGTTTTACTTGCTTTCAAAGTTGTATGAAACCACCCATCTGTAACTGCTTGTTCATACACTTTATAAAAATCGTTATGCCCTCTTGGTGTACCTATCCAAACACACCATCCTTTACGATCTGACAAAGCAGGGCGTATAACTTCCCAAATATTAGGGTTCATATCTGCATATTCGTCTAAAATAATACCATCATGGTAAATTCCACGCAATCTATTGACATTATCAGCACCATAAAGCCTAATTCTTGCTCCATTATGGTAGTCTATGCGTAATTCTGCTTCATTTATTGTTCCTCCAACTTTTTTTAATATTGGAGATGAATAACTTTTTAAATAATCCCACGCTATATCTTTTGCCATGTTGTAATGAGGTGCAACATAGCTAAAACGTGCTTTATCTTTTTTTGTTTCTATTGCTTTTCTAATTAACTCAGTTACACACGCTACTGTTTTACCTGCTCGCCTGTGTGCAACAATAACTCCGTACCTTTGTTTTCTGTTATGAAAAGGTTTAAAAACTTCTCTTGCACTATAATTTATATCAACCTTCAATGTGTTCAACGTCAATGACCTTTGCATTATCTTCAATATGTTTTGAGTCATTTTGACCAAAATCAGCTATGACTTGAATTTTTACATCACCTTTTACTTCGTGATCTATATTTTCAGACCATCCCATACGAGCTTTTGAATACCAAATACTTGCTTGTAAACTTTCACCAGATTTAGCAGCTTCAATAATTGTTTTTCCAACTTCAAAATCTACTTTTTGCTTACCTGTTTCCATTTCATAAGAGTAATTTTTTTTTAAAGTTTGTAATGAAATAGGTTTATTTGTTTTTTCATTAATAATCATTTTAGCAATTGCTGTAGGTTTATAACCTAAACTTGCTAAGTAAATAACATCTTGTCTTTGTTTATCGTTTGGTTCGTATGGTGGTTGCCCTCTCATGCTGCTTCCTTACCACACCATTTTAGGTTCATTTCTGCATCTGCATGGAGTCCATACCCTGCTGCCAAGCTAGGAAGTAACCCTTCGCCATAAACCTGTATATTTATTGGGTCAAATGCTTTCATTTGTATTAATTCTCCGATTTTTTCTAATAATGCTTCAAAATCAAGACATTGTTTTGCCATATGACTGTTTGTTTTAAATATTTCCTTACCGAGCTTGGATTTTAAAGCTACCTCTCCTTCTCGAGCATCAGGGGGTTTTGGTTTATTATAAGCATGAGCCTTGTCCTCCCTGAGAGAACTGTCAAAACCAAAGAGCCTAAAATCCCTATAACCAAGCAAATAACCCACGAGGACAGACCGCAAGCCAACTGTAGTAGGACCAGGGACAACTTTCCAAGCCCTGTTACGAAACTCCTCATAGAGAATTTTACTTGGGTATTCTTCACCAAAGTAATCAACTCCTGCATGCCAGAGTATAACCTCCGAGCCTTTGAGATTATCGAATACCTTCGGATGACATTGACCTGCCACCAGATATTTGCCCTTTCTATGGGGGTTCTGAACATAATCTTTAACCCATTCTTTAGGGTCTAAAAGGCAAGCATAGTCAGGTTTTATCTTACGACCCATCAAATAATCGTGTGTTTTGTTACACGCTAGTATTTTTGCCTTTTTAGACAGTTTACGAATAGTTTTTAACTCGTCTGCTAAACTCGGACCACCTCCGCAAATCAAAAGTGTTCCTTTTCCTGTGTTTTGATACTCAAAAATATCAGGAAGGTTACGTTTCATAACCTTTCGTGTTCTTTCAACCATTTCCCAGAATAAAAGCCTTCCCTGACCTTTTTTCTGTAAACTTGTCTCCTTTAAATTGGTTTTAGCAAGGGTTTCAAGTGTTACGGTTGACATAAAACAGTTCTCCAACCAATAAGCTCTCCATCAGGGTCTTTTGGAAACTTATTCTGATGAAACTCCAATGGTTTAAACGGTATTAAATCATATGCCTTTTTTAAATCAAAATTACATTTAAAACTGTGTTTTTCCTGCAATTTCATAATCGTATTGGGCAAAGTAACATCTGCAAACTCAGGCACAGTTGGGGTTTGTGCAGAAACGGCAGCTTCTTTGATGTTTTCAGTTATACCCTGCCCAATTCTAGCTGATAATCCATGTCCACCTTCACCAAGCCTGACGGTCGGAATACTTGCTAAAGCAGCTTCCAAGCCTGTTCCACAACCAGAGACATGAATTATACATCTGGAATCTTCTAATCTTTCTAAAAACGGTGTTCTGTCGTCTAATTCACCAAATCCTTCCCAAAAGGACATATCTTCACTTGGGTGACACCGTATAAGTGGGTTTTCAAGCTCATTTATAGCTTTTCGTGTTAGCCCATACCCCTGTATTTCGTGGGATATCTGATAAGCAAGAAAATCAAAAACTTCTTCTGACACACCTCCGAGTAATCGGACTGTGCCTATAACCATATCGTTAAAAGTACGACCAAAGTTATTGAGTGTTCCAACCATAGTGCAAAGAACATTACGATTACCTCCCTTGATTTTTGTTGCCAAAATACTTCGTGGGTTGCCTGTTACCTCTACAGGTGTTTGTGTTAATTGCTCAAATAATTGTTTTTGCTCGTCTGAGTGTGCAAATATCATATCTGCATAATCAAGACATCTTTTATCCACACTTGGTTTATACAACTCCATAAGGGGTTGCATAGGAAAAAGCTCTTCATCCATCAAGGTTATTAAATGCCCTGCATTTATTGCATC